GAGTTAAGAGAATGATTAAAAAATTCGTTAAAGACGGAACCACGGTTTCAGGTAAAACCTGTAAAGCTTGTGGATCAGATGCCCTAGTTTATACTGAAGGCTGTTTAACTTGCAAGAACTGTGGAGATTCTAAATGCGGTTAATATAACTTTACCACTATTTAAAAGGAGGCTTAGGCCTCCTTTTTTGTTATAAATAACCCTAACAATATCACTAATTATGGAAATATTAAACTTTGCCGAATTTAAACGTAGCTTTATATTTGAAGCTGAAGGAGATGCTGATGATAATGCATCAATTTCTGAACCAGCAGCAGATCCTGCTGCATTTACTCCAGTAGCTGATGATACAATGGCTCCTCCAGTAACGTCGTCCGGAATTCCTCCAGCTCCAACCGATCCAGCTGCAATGGCTTTACCGCCAGATCCTAATGCTCCCCAGGTTAGCGCTGGCGATGGAATTACTAAATTAGTATTTTTAGACACTGATAAAAAATGGCATTCTCAATATGCAGATGGCGGAGGAGTAAGAAGATATGTTGAGTACGAATTAGCTCCAGCTGACATCGACAAATTTATTGCTGACAATAACTTAACTGATAAAAGAGATGACCTAATGCAGGCAATGCAAGGTAAAAAATCTATGGATGCAGCAGCTTACGATAAATTAAAAAATGAAGTAGCTTCTAGTAAATTAGGCAAGGAACGTGGAGAACTTGATGTTGATTATGACAGTAAGGGAATTCCATCTACTAGCCAGTTAGACGTAATTTTCATAAAGAAATTCTAATATGCTAAAAAGATTTAATCAATTTGTATTTGAATCTAAGTACGATACGCTAGCCGCCTCGTATGCAAAGGACGTTTTTGACTTTGTCAAAAAGACATCTAGTACAACAGTAAACAGAATAAAACACGTAGTTTTAGATTATCAAGAGCCTATTGAGTTTAGTGTTAATATTAAAGTAGTTAGAGTTCATGAATTTGAACCAGCCGCAATTCCAGACTTTGTTAATATGCCATGGGAATCCATAAATTTTAAAGAGAAAGGTTATGCAGTTGACGCTAATGCGTTTATCCCAAAGGCTTCAGACCCAGACTCTCCTGAAATTGATATAGTAATATACTTAAACCCAGAGACAGAACCCAACTGTTATGAGTCCCTAAGATTCAAATTAGTTGATCTACTTAGGCACGAAACTGAGCACCTTTTACAGAAAGGTTTGAACCGTAAAGACTCTCATGCAATAAATACTTCAGCAAAGAAGCGTAGTAAAGCAAATGATAACTATAGTTATTTCTTATTAAGTGATGAGCTTCCTGCAATGGTATCCGGTATGCATGCAGCTGCGGTTAAGCGAAGAATCCCAATTGATCAGGAATTCGAAGAGTACTTAAGACCATTTCTTATTTCTGGAATAATTTCACAACCTGAGTTTAATCAGGTGATGACCGCTTGGATTGAGTTTGCTAAGAAATCATTCCCAAAGTCAATATTTTCAAACAAATATCGATAATCCGTAAAACCGGGTGAATTTTTTGTATATAAGATACAAAAAAATAGTTGAAATTATGACACCACAATGGTTAAATTCATTAAAGGAACAAGTATCACAACTTGAAGCAGAAGCTGTAAAATTCTACGAAAAAGGAAATAAGTCAGCTGGTACTAGAACCCGTAAACTTCTTCAAGAGATCAAAGCGACTTGCCAGGAAGGCAGAACGCACGTTCAAGAGTCTAAAGTTGAGCCTACTGTTTAATTGATAAATTAGACAACAAGTTCACATTCAAGGGCGAGTCTAAAAAACTCGCCCTTATTTTTTGAAACTTACACACATTTTTTAGTACAATTCTTTAAATTAAAATCAATTTTGAACAATGGAAGATCTATTTAACCTCAACCTTGATGATTTCTCAGGCAAATCATCATCAGCTGGTCGCAAAGTCGACGAGCACATGTACAACCCAGGACCGGACCAAGGTCAGAATGGAATTTACAAATCGGTAATTCGATTTATTCCATGGGCTGCAAATCCAAAGCAAAGTCGTTACAAAAAGTACGCAGCTAAACTTATCAACCCTCTAACTAATGAGAAGTTGTATGTTGACTGCCCTTCAACGACTGGTGCTTCTTCAATTCTTTGGTCTCTTGACCTAGAGTTAAAACGTTTGAAAAACGAGGAACCTTCAATAGTTGAAGAGATCCAAAAGTATTTCAATCGTTATTACAATTACTATTCTTGTGTTTATATCAAGAAAGATCCTCAATTCCCAACGTTGGAAGGTCAAATTAAAGTGTACTCATACGGTTACACAATTGACAACTTAATTCAACAGGAAATTAATCCAGAATCAGAGTTAGTAACTACTCAAAAAATCAATCCATTCTCACTTACTACAGGTAAGGATTTTGTTTTGGTTATTAAACGTAAAACCAAAGCATGGAGAGATTTCAGCTCAAGTAAATTCATGAATGAAGTTAGTCCATTAATTATTTCGCATAATGGTAGAGAAATCCCAGTATCTACTGACGAGAAAGTAATGAACTTCACAACTGAGTTCTTGAAAAAGAATTCTCCAGACATGAGCCAATACTTCTACAAAGATTGGACCGATTCTGAATATGAAAAAGTTGCTGATTATATCAAAGCAATTGTTCCTTACAAGCAAATCATTGATAACTTGGTTGCAACAACTAAGGACGAGAGAATGAAGAAACACTTCACTAACTCAAAACCTATCAATCGTACACAAGCGCCAATGGGAGAAGATTTGGAATACACACCAGCTCCAACTCCAGCAAGTAAGAGCACGTCAATTGATTTAGAAGATGATTTTGACATGCCTGCAGCTCCAGTGAACACCGCAACTCCTGCCCCAGCTGCTCCAGCTAAAGCAGATGATTTAGACGATTTATTCGCAGACTTATAAAATAATTAAAAGCTCATGACTACTAAAAGTAATAGTAAAAAGACTGAGCCAGTTGTAGAGAATCCTCAGGTTGAAAACACTCAACCTGAGGCTGCTCCAATTGCGACTCTTTTATCTTCAATTAGCTATACAAATCAGAATGACTACGAACAGTTCTTGGCAAACTTAACACCTGAACACTCAGTGATTGTCCTAATTTCAGCAGCTACTCATTGCCAAGCAAAGGGTATATTTACTCTTGACGAATCTGAACTGATTGCAAAGGCAATTAAAAAACTAAGCGTTCAACCTAATCCACCAGCAGCAAAAGCTGCACCTAAAAACTAATATCATGAATTTAATCATAGACGGAAATGCTTTTTTAAATGTAGCTGTAAGTATTGCAAAGAATATTCTAGCAAACGACAAGCGGGTTGGCGAGAAGTACTACGTTTCCGACTTATTAAATGATGATAAATTCCTTCTTAAACAGGCAAGCAAAGATACCTTCAGACAATTTTCAATAAATTACTTTGGAAGTATCCTTGCCCCATTTAAGGAAAATATTAGTTCTGTATTTTTTGTATTCGACTCTAAGAGTTGGAGAAAGAAATACATTAAGGAACATTTTGAAACTCACGGTGAAGGCGATTTTAGTTATAAGGGTCAAAGAAAATACGATGATAAAATCTACCTATTCTTTGAGTACTTTCAAACTGAAATCTTAAGTACAATTTCCGAAGATTACGGAGTTGTTGTAAACCGTGTTCCTGGCGCAGAAGGTGATGACTTAATTGCTTACATTTGTGAAAATTTACAAGAGGATATTTGTATATGGTCAGTAGATAAGGACTTAACTCAATTGCTTGAAAGCAAGAAACGTAAAGTAATTCTTATCATGCCAAAACAAATGACTAAGTACAAAAAGATTTACACAACTGAGGACTTTGGGGAAATTAAAGAAGAATCAATTGATCTTTTTGATTTTGACATTGAGAATATCGATAACTCAGCAATTGTGAATATCCTAAACGACTTAACTCAAAAGGATTACAAACATTTTATGATTGATCCGACTCTTGATATTTTAACCAAATGTTTAGCTGGTGATGCTTCTGATAATATTCCAAGAGTTCATCCAAAGATGACTGCTTCTAAAGTTACCAGAATTATTGAACTAGTTAAAGCTTCTCTACCGTGGACCGAAGTTAAATACTTAATTGATTCAGGTGACCTAGGGTTCATGGATTTTTTACGTGAAGTTACATGTGAAACTCTAAAGATAAAGGAACCTGGTGAATGGCTGACGACCGAGAATAACATTAATCGCAATAAGACATTAGTACGTTTAAGTACCGCAGTTTTTCCAACTGAGGTTATGGATGCAATTAAAGCTAGCGTTGATCTAAGCTCTCGTCGTAAGTTTAATTATTATAAATTCAAAAAAAATTACAAAAGCTAAATGAGCATTAACATATCAGAAGGATTTATACCTTTGTTTGAAAGAGTCATGGTTTTACCAGACGCTGTTCAAGCTAAAACTGAAACTGGCATTATTTTATCAGTGGATGCAAGAAAAAGACCAAATACTGGAATAGTAGTTTCACTAGGTCACCTAGTTGCAGACAACTCAAAATGTCCAGTTAAAATAGGCGACAAAGTTCTTTACCAAAGATACTCAGGCCTTGACGTAACTTGGGATTCAGTTGCATACCACTTAATTATGGCAAACGATCTTTTGGCCATTATCAACCAAGATCAAGACACTCAATTTGAACTAAAACAAAATGATTAAAAAATTCACAGAATTTGTAAATGAGGATGCTGGAACTACTAAGTTTCGAGTATTTTGCGATCTTGACGGAGTCCTAGTTGACTTTGACCGAGGTTTTAAAGAATTACCCGACAACACGGACAACCTATCCCCTAAAGAATACGAATCTAAACACGGCAAAGATTCAATTTGGCCAGCAATCGATAAATTAGGAGAAGCCTTTTGGACTAATCTACCATGGATGAAAGACGGTAGGGAGCTATGGGACTACATTAAAAGGTATGACCCAATTATCTTATCTTCGCCTAGTAGACACCCAGGTTGTTTTACTGGCAAGGCTAAATGGGTTAATGCTAATTTAGGAATTGATCAAGCGGCAATAACCGACCCTGCTGATTTTACAAAAGAAACTCGTTTTATTTTAGCTAGTCAAAAACATGAATATGTTGAGCCAGCTAAAACACTATTGCATTGCGAACCTATCCTAATTGACGACTTTGAAAGAAAGTTAGAAAAATGGACAGCCGCTGGCGGTATTGGAGTTCTACATAATGATTCAACTGACACAGTCAGAGTTCTTGAAGAAACTATGGGAGCTGCAGACAACGACTAAGTTCTTGGACTTAAACCAAGTGGTGGAATTGATTTTAACAGTCAGCCCTAACAAAAAAGGACCTCAATTGAGGTCCTTTTTATTTACATTAAAATTTTTAATTAAGCCATATATTCACGAGGCTCGTGAGGCTTGCGGTAACTCGGCGTAATCATATCATGACTCATATTTGATAAACTGGCAATAGCCGCTTTAGCACTATGATGAGTATCATAATCTTTCCACATTGTACCTTTACCGAATAAAGATTCGCAATCTGCATATTCACTGCCATCCAATTTCATCTTAGGAGTTTTAGCAAATATTCTAAAAGAATCGCCTATTGGTTTTACCATGTAATGAACTGTATCATTAAAGTTTTCAAATAACATTATATAGCGTTTCATAGGTTTCATATTTTTTTAATTAGAATGACGGCGTAAATCCTGTAGATTGAGAAGATAGTTGACCACCTGCTCTTGTGATTGTAATACGGTTGATGAACTTGTGAATACCTCTTGGGAAGTCAACGATAATATCGATGATGCCTGCATTGTTTTCAAGAACTTCAGTTCCGTTATTTGAATCATCAAATACAATACTAAATGTTGCAATACCTCTAGCGTCTTGAACTGCTGCTAAGTAGTTATTAACTAGGGTCTTAACTCTTAATCGAGTAGTTGTATCATTGAAATCAAATAGGTAGTTTAATAAGATTCTTTCAATATCTTTCTCAATTGTTACTAAAGCTTCTCTTACGTGAATGTTATTCAACGCTGATTTTACTTTTTGGTAACCTGTGTTATTTGAGAATAACATTACTCCAAATCCTCTACGTCTTACGATCAAGTTGAAACCAACTGGCTCTAAGTAAGCGCGGTCCTCATCAGTTAAATCATATTCAAGACCTGTAACTTCAGGTTCAGTGATAATACCTCTTTTACCTGCTACGATAGAGAATGTATTACCGCTTGAATATTTCTTCATGTACGTATTTGCTACGAACGCTGCTGGCGGAACTGACTTGCTTCTACCTCCGTCAAATATTACTAGGTTTGGCATGAAGTATGCTGCATAAGAAGAGATTGCAATACCGTTTTTATCTCCAGCGGCAAATCCAAAAGTAAATTCTGGATTAGATGAAAGATTACCTCCAGTTGAAATGTATTCAGCTGATACTAAGTTAGTATTGAAATCAATAAAGCTAGGATCAATTGATCTTTCATATTGTGCTAAAGATGGAGCATTACAGATAGCTAAAGCTTTTCCGTGATTTGCTGCAAGTTGAACAAGTTGTTGTTTTGATGCAGGCGCAATTTGACCTTCATAAGAATCAACAATGTAACGATAGTCTAAAGTTTCTCCATCTGCTAAAGTAGATGCAATATTAGTATCATCAAACATGTAATCTAAGATTTCGTCTTGACGAGTTGCTGTACCGTTAGGGTATAGAGCAGTTTCATTAACCAACATTGATGGAAGATAAATTCCACGTAAGTTAGTTACGTAGTTGCTAATACCTTTGTAAACAGATAGAGTAGCATTGTCCAGGTTAATTCCAATAACATTAGAGTCAGATGCAGTATCTACTGTAATTGTATACTGTAGCGTCTTAGCTGGGGTTAATACAACCTTAGCATAAACTGACTTAATTTTTAAGAATCTATCACGAATAACATTATCACCTAGTGCATCTTTAACTAGACCAGCTTTAATCCATTGTCCAGGTTTAAAGAATGCTTCGATTTGAGCTCTACGAGCAGCATCAAAGCTAGGGTTAGTAGTTTCTTTCTTAGCGGCTAAACCGTAAAGGTTATCGTTTAATGTAAATACTAATTGGTTAGGTGCAAAGTATTTGTAGTTGTATGTACCAGTAGTGATAAAGAAATCGGAATCAGTAAGATCAAAATTGTAGTTAAACAATTCAGAGGTTGCTGATATAATGTGTAAGAAGTTATTAGAACCTGTGCTTACGAACAATTCTACATCTACTTGGTTTGTGAAAGTTGCGTCTGAATAAACCAAGAACTCAATGTATTTAAGTTGACTTGGATCAGTTTTAACTAATCCATCAGTTTGTAAGTATAGAGCAGTTAAACCATCCATTAAGCGGTCGCCGGTTTTAATAAAACCGTTTGCCCATGCTTTATAAAGTAAGCTTGACTCAGTTGCAACAATGTACTTAGTTCCACCATCACTGATCGTATAAGTTTCACCAGCTGA